ACGGCTCATTGGGTGAGGCCGAGCCATATTTGATGAATGACGAGCGTCTTGGAACATGGGCCGCGCTGTATCAGAGAGCGATTGACTCCATCACCACATCAGACGATCAGGACGAATACTCTGCTGTTCCCCTGGCGATGACCCTTGCACGGAGATAAAGATGGCTGAAACAAGCAATTACTTGGAGAACGCGCTGATCAATGCGGTTCTTCGGAACACCTCCTACACCTCACCGACCACGGTCTATCTGGCTCTCTACACCTCTGATCCGACTGATGCGGACACGGGGACGGAGTGCTCTGGTTCCGGGTATGCGCGGCAGGCGATCACTTTCTCTGCTCCTTCAAATGGGGTGACGAGCAACTCGGCAGCGATTGAGTTCGCCCAGGCCGGTAACTCCTGGGGAACGATCACGCACATCGGGATTCGAGATGCACTGACCACCGGGAATCTGTTGTTCCACACTCCTCTGGATGCCTCCAAGACTATCGCCACGGGTGATGTGTTCCGAGTGGCCGCTGGGTCTCTGTCTGTGACATTGACATAATGGCTGATCTGCTTCCACCGTGGTCTATTGATTCCCTTGATAACCTCAAGGCGAGTCTTGATGATCTAACGCTGACGCTTGATAGTCCGCTGTATGAGACTTCTGTCACAAGGTGGGATGCTTATGGATCGGTTGCTGCTCAGGCTAGTGTCTCGGCTGATGGGACGCGAGTGCAGTTTGCAGCAGGGACTGTTTCTGCTTCGGTTGAGGTTGCGGCTCAGGGCATTCGAGTTCAGATTGCATCTGGCAGTATTGCGGCATCGGCTTCAGTTTCTTGTGATGCCCAGATTGTCAAACTTGCATCTGCTGCGATTGAATGCTCGGTTAGCGTTTCGGCGCTGGGTGGAATTGTTGCGGATGGGGCTGCTGCTGTCCTGGGATCGGCTGAAGTCTCTTGTTATGCCAACGCGACTTTCTCGGCTGTTGCATCGGTTACGGCATCGGCGCAAGTAACCTGTGAGGGCTTCAAGCAGGGCCAGGAATGGGGGCCGATTGCTCCTTCTGAGCAGGCGTGGACGGTGATCATGCCAGGCGCGACAATCTGGACTGATGTTCCAGAGGGTGCCGACACTTGGACGGATGTTCCTGAAGGAGCGACTGTCTGGACGCAATCCACAGCGGGATCAACGACATGGAACAACGCGTAACTTTTGGAGAGTGGCTTCCTGATCAGCCTGGGCTGGTTGGGGCGTTACAGACTGCTAATAATGTGGTCGCTCAGTCTGTTGGGTATGGGCCATTCCCATCGATGGTGGACTATTCTCAAGCCGCCTCCGAGAACCTGAACGCTGTTTTCACAGGTGAGTTCGGGACAACGAGCAACATCTTTGCCGGGGGCGCTTCCAAGCTCTTCAAGTTCGACACCACCGATCTGTCGATGGATGATGTCTCTAAGGTTGGTGGATACACGGGGACGCGCTGGAAGTTTGCCCAATTCGGTGATGTGGTGGTCGCCGCCAACGGCGCTGAGAAGCTCCAGGCATGGGTGATTGGCAGTTCTACGCTCTTTGCTGATCTTGCCGCTGCTGCACCGATTGCTTCCTTTGTCACCGTTGTTCGTGACTTTGTGGTCGCAGCGAACATCTCCAGTTACCCGAGCCGGGTTCAGTGGTCGGACATCAATGACGAGACGGATTGGACATCTGGGCCGACCTCTCAGTCTGATTACCAAGACATCCCTGATGGTGGGAACATCCGAGGCATCACGGGTGGCGAGTTCGGGCTTGTTCTTCTGGAGCAAGCGATAGTCCGAATGTCTTACATCGGCGCTCCGCTGTTCTTCCAGTTCGACACCATCTCTCGCACTCTTGGGTGCTATGAGTCTGGATCGATTGCTCAATATGGCCCGATGACATTCTTCTTGAGTGATGACGGGTTCTATATGTGTGATGGGCAGAGCGTGAAGCCCATCGGGGCTGAGAAGATTGATCGATGGTTCTTCGATGACCTAGATCCCGCCAATGTCACCAAGATGAGTTCGGCCATTGATCCGATCCGAAAGATCGTGGCCTGGTGCTACCCGAACACGCGAGCCGGGAAGACGATCCTGATCTACAACTGGCAAGTTCAGAAGTGGACTTATGCCGACACCACCGCTGATTACATTGCATCGGCTGGAACTGCTTCGGTGACTCTTGAAGGATTGGATGCTTACTCTGCGTCCATTGATGCTCTTGAGACCTCACTGGATTCGCGGATCTGGGTGGGTGGGAAGTTCATCTTCGCCGGGACTGCTGGGGCCAAGATCGTCACCTTCACTGGCGATCCTTCCTCTGCTGTTCTGGAGACGGGTGACTTCGCTGCTGGGGTGAACTCTGTCGTTCGCTTGGCCCGACCTCAAGTGGACAATGGATCAGCGACTGTGGCTGTTGCCTCTCGGGATCTCTTGAGCGACACGGTGAACTTCGGGACTGCCTCTGCTGCTGATTCTGACAACCGAGTCAGCTTGAGAAGTTTTGGCAAGTACCATCGTTTGCGGGTTGTTCCTACGGGGAACTGGACAACGGTGGTCGGTGTTGATGTGGACACCATTCAGTCGGGGCGGCGCTGATGTTTCGGGTTCTTCCTCCGTTTGGCTCTGATCCTCGGGGTGTTGCTGAGATCGTCAACGGGCTGATGAATGGGAAGTCCAACAACACCGGCACGATCACTCTGGCAACGGGTGGGGCCAGCACAACGACTCTGTATGACGCTCGGATCAGCCCTGAGTCAAAGATCATTCTGATCCCGTTCTCTTCAGCGGCATTCTTGGATAAGGTGCCGTATGGAGCGTTTCAGGACACCACGGATCAGGCGGCGGCTTCGACAACAGCGGCTTATGCGATCAGCTATAACACCACGGATTACTCTAATGGTGTCACGCTCTCAAACAGTTCCCGCCTCAATGTATCGAATCCGGGTGTCTACAACATTCAGTTTTCGATCCAGTTCGCCAACGATGACACCCAGATTCAGGATGTCGATGTCTGGTTCAGAAAGAACGGCACGGATGTAGCGGGGTCGAACAGCAAGTTTTCTGTCCCCAACTCTCATGGCGGGACGGATGGGCATCTGATCGCTGCGCTGAACTACTTCATTGAGTTGGCGGCTGGTGACTACATGGAAATCATGTGGCACACCACCTCAACGCTGGTGACGATTGAGCAGATTCCTGCTCAGACGACCCCAACGAGACCGGCCACACCATCGGTGATTGCGACGATGACCTATGTCTCGATGGCTTCGATTGCCAATGTGTATGTCAGTTCGCAGTCTCAGGGCAGCGCGGTGATCACGCACTTTGCGAATTCGACTGCTGACAAGACATTTGCTTATGTGGTGGTTGGATGAATGTGCGCTTGATTCCCCAGAGTGATCTGCGACAATGGTGGGGATTCGTCAGACCTGGGCTTTTGAAGATTCTTCACAAGACCCCGGAAGGGTGGATTCCCGAGGATGTCTATACGGACTGCTTCAACGGGAAATCCATGCTTTGGGTGGGCCTGGATGACGCAAGGCCAGTCGGGTTCATGGTATTGCAACCCAGAGATTCCTCGCTCCATGTGTGGTGCGCCTATCTGCAAGAGGTGGGTCATTTTGAGGAAGGCTGGCAGCATCTCCTGAACATCGCTCAACACGGCAACGCTCAGAAGCTCACTTTTGAATCTTGGCGTCCGGGTTGGCAACGACAGGCCAAGAAACTCGGATTCAAGCCCAGATCCTGGGCATTGGAGGTCTAAATGGGTGGTTCAACTCGAACTCAAACAAGCACTCAGGAGCTTGATCCTGCTGTCCGTCCGTATGTCCAATACGGGCTTTCCGAGGCACAGCGTCTGTATCAGACCGAAACGCCTGAGTATTACCCCGGACAGACCTTCACCGGCCCGAGCGCACAGACTCAGCAGGCATTGACTGCTGCGCAGCAACGGGCGGTGATGGGGTCTCCGCTCCTCCCGGCTGCTCAACAGCAGTCTTTGGCGACGATTCAGGGCCAATAC